TTCGCGCCGATTCCGCCAGCTCGGCGTCGGCGCTGACCAGTTCATCCGCCGACGCATGGCCGAGGAGCTTGCGCTCACCTGGAACCAGTGGATCCTCAAGGGCACCGGCGCGTCCGGCCAGCCGATCGGCATCTACAACACGACCGGCGTGAACACGGTCTCGTTCACGAACGCGATCAACACGTCGCCGACCCCGGACGCCGTGAAGCCCGAGTTCTACCTCGCGCTCCTGGAGATGGAGGACGCTCTCGCTGACGCGGACGCGCTCTCCGGTGCCTCGAGCCTCGGCTGGGCTGTCGCCAACAAGTTCGTGCGCGCTGCGCGTCAGATCCAGAGCACGGATCTGGCCGGCGGCTCCGCGGGCACCGCGCTCGAGATGGGCCGCAAGGTCTTCTCGGCTGGCATGGAGACGAACATTCTCGGCTACCCGTTCCGCCGCACGACGCAGCTCGCCGGCGGCTCGAACACCGAGGCGATCTTCGGCGACTTCAGCAAGGCCGTCCTGGCGACCTGGAACAACCTCTCCATCGAGGCTTCCAACGTCGCCGACGACGCGCTCCAGAAGCGCCAGACGCACATCGTCGCCTACATCGACGTGGACGTGGCTGTGACGCAGCCCACCGCGTTCGCTGTTTCGAGCAGCCTCGACCTGTCGGGCATCTGAGCCTGACGCTGACCCTCTTCTTTTACTCTCAACCTCGGAGACCACTATGAGTGCTACCGATTTCACGAGCGCGGGTCGCGTCGTCATGCTTCTCGACCCCGACGAGCATGGCGCGGGCGCGACCCCGGCCGGCATTGAGCTGGACACCCTCGGCTGGCGTTTCCTTCACGTCACCGTGATGACCGGGACCGTGGCCGCGACTGCGAGCGGCACGATCAACGTCCAGGCCGCGACCTCCTCGGGCGGTTCCTTCTCGACCATCTCGGGCGCGACCTTCACGGTCGCCGCGACGGACGACGACACCGTGCTCCACGGCGTCATCGATCTCGAGCAGCAGGCGCGCTACATCAAGCTGGACACCACGACCGGCAGCGGCGGTGCGAGCGACATCGCCGTCGTCGGCGTGCTGTACGGCTGCGCCAACACTGCCGAGTACATCAACGCCGGCAGCGGCGAGGCTGATGAGCTGACCTTCCGGGTTCTCTCCTGACGCAGACGCGGGCGAGCGATCTACTCGAGGTCGCTCGCCCGCTCCCCCCTTCTCCTCCTCCCCCTCCTCCACCGATGGCCGGAACAGACTTCTCGAGCGTGGGCCGCGTGGTCATGCTCTTCGCTCCCGACGAGTATGGCGCGGGTGCATCCGCGACGCCGATCGTGCTCGACACCAAGGGCTGGCGCTGGGCGCATATCAGCTTCGCCTTCGGTGCGGTGACCTCCGCGCAGGTGAAGATCGCGAGCATCGAGGAGAGCGACGACGGGTCGACCGGCTGGACCGCGGTGAGCGGCGCGCTGTTCGCGTGGCGCGATGTGGTTCAGAACACGACGCTCGAGGGCGTCCTCGACCTGCTCGCGCGGAAGCGCTACATCCGCTTCGCTCCGACGTTCGGCACGGGCGGCGTGACGAACGCCGCGTGTAACGCGGTGCTCTGGGGCAGCGATGGCCCCAGCTTCGCCATCGACAAATCCACGGGCGGCGCCGATGAACTCGAGTTCAACGTGCTGACCTGATCCTTCTCCCGACATCAGACCCATGCCCAACAAGATCTCCACGCGCACCATCACCGGCCTCTACCTCGTGATGCCGAGCCGCGCCCTCCACTGGCCCGCGAAGGATGGGAAGCCCGCTATCTGGGCTCGAGCCGGCGAGGTGGTCGACCTGACCTCCCGCTACCTCGCCGAGATCGCGAACATGACCGGCCAGATGCACAAGCTCCAGTCGATCGACGAGGCCCCCGCTGGCGCGGTCGTGATCGGCCGGGACCAGCTCCCCGCCGACGTGCGCGTTCGCATGGATCGCTTCGAGGCCGGCCAGCCCGCGGAGAGCGGCGCCCTCAACATCCGCGAGCCGCAGCGCGAGATCGACCTCGACGCGCTCCCGAGCGCCGCCCCCTCCGACGCCGAGCTGGCGAAGGAGATGGTCGACGGCGTGTTCGCCGCGCTCGAGGAACTCGAGGAGAAGCCGAAGTCGGCCAAGAAGACCCGGCGGAAGGCGAAGGCCCCTGAGAGCCCCGCTGCCGGCTCCGAGTCCGAGGAGGGCTGATCGGTCATGGCGAAGCGCAAAACGAAGTACGCGGGCGCACGGAGCGCCTCGAGCGCGGCTGTCGAGCTGATCTCGGAGGAGCCGACGCGGATCGGCGGTCGGACCTTCCTGCCCGGGAGGCCCTACCCCGCCGACGATCCGATGGTCCTCGCGAACCGCCGCGCCTTCCGGGTGAGCGAGCAGGACGCTGCGGTCGAGCCGGAGCAGCCGATCGAGGCCGACCTCGAGCAGTCCGACGAGTCCCCCGAGTCCGACGCCTGATCCCCGCGCGCCGTGCCGAACCTCACGAACAACCTCGAGCCGATCGACCTGTCGACCGCTGCGAAGATCATCGCGAAGATGGACCTCGCGGACGCGGGCGACTCGCGGACGGCGTTCATCGGCTCGATGATTACCGAGGTGAGCACGGCGGTCTGCGACTATCTCGGGCTGCACACGCTGCGGGCCGAGCGCACGGAGCGCTACGAGCTGCGGAAGTTCTCGAAGGCTCTGAGCCTGGACGCGGTGAACGTGTCGACGAGCGGCCTCGTGGTGAAGCGCAGCGCCTTCCCCTCGCAGCTCTCGAGCGCGACTGCGCTGACGATCGACGAGGACTTCATCCTGCACCCGCGCACGGGGACGATCACGCTGCTCAACGACCAGTCGTCCGACCCGCTGTTCGTCGAGGTCACGTACACCGGCGGCTTCTTCGAGACGACGGGCGACCTCGGATCCGATCACGGCTGGCTCACCGACGCGGCCGAGATGCAGATCCTCTACCGCCTCCAGCGGCAGGACGCGCTCGGCGGCAACGTCGACACGAACGGCGGTCAGGGCACGAACTTCTCTCCGGGCACCTACGGCTTCCTCCCGATGGTGAAGGCGGCCCTCCAGCGCCATCGGCGGGTGATCGTCTGATGGCCCGGAAGAACGTCACCCTCGAGTTCGACGACGACAAGTTCCGGCTCGCGATGAGCAAGGTGCCGAACCTCCTCGAGAAGTCGCTCAGGTTCGGCCTCGAGCAGATCGGAGACGACTTCGTCGAGACGATGCAGGAGGTGTTCACCGGCCGCGAGTCTGGGCCGTTCCGAGGCAACGCGACGGATGATAAGCTCATAAACCGCACCGGCACGCTCCGCAGGTCTCTGCGAGGTCCGATCGTGACCGGGACGAGCGCCGACACCCTTCAACTGCGCGTCTCGATCGGCGACTCGCTCACCGCGCACTACGTGCGGATTCAGGAGGAGGGCGGCCGAATCCGGCCGAAGCGTGCGAAGGCGCTCACGATCCCGCTGCCGGACAACAAGACCAGCGCCGGCCGCGTTCGATTCACCCGGGCGCGCGACGTGCCGGGCGGCTTCCTGCTGAACACGTCGAACGGGAAGGCGTTCATCGTCAGCGAGCAGGACGGGGAGATGAAGTTCTGGTTCATGCTCGCCGATGAGGTCAAGATCCCTGCGCGCCTCGGCTTCCGTCGTCGCTGGCGCGCGAAGCGCGCGGACACGTACCGCATTCGCGTCCTGAACGAGCGCGTGCAGAAGGCTCTCGAGAAGGCGGGGCTCGCGTGATGCTCCGGTTCCGCTATCCCGGCGCGGGCGCGGAGAACGCCTATAGCGGCGTCGTCGCTCCCGTCGTCCGCCGGACCTCGAAGTTCACCGGCGTTCGCACCGAGAGCAAGGGCGACGGGCCGCTGTTCGGCCGGCGCATCTACCACAGCCCGTGCCGGACGTGGGACATGAGCTGGACCGCGCTCTCGCACGAGGAGGCGCGTTCGCTGGTCACGCAGTGGGAGGACACCTCGAGGGGCTCCGCGGTCGCCTCCTGGACCCCGGACGATCAGAGCCTCCCGGTCGTGGTCCTCCCGATCGCGGCGCCGCAGATCACCTACCTCTCGGGCGCCTCGGCGGCCGTCACCCTTTCGGTGAAGGAGCAGCGCTGATGGCCTACGCGAACACGACGACGAAGCGCGATCAGGTGCTGACGCAGCTCGCGTCGAATCTGAACGCGATAGCGCCGTCGACCTACAAGTACGACGTGAAGCGCGTCGTCGTGTACGAGGCGCAGAAGGCCGTGCTCGGGGGCGAGACGCCGGCGATCATGATCGCGCCGGTCGCGGACTCGAAGGGCCGCTCGCTAGCGTGCGCGCAGGACGAGTACACGATGGGCGTGCAGATGATCGGCGTTCTGCGCGTCGACTCGAGCACGAACGCCTGGAAGAGCAAGATCCAGCTACTCGCGGGCGACATTCAGCAGGCGGTCGCTAACGATCGCCAGCTCTCCGGCAAGGCCGTTTACGTGGAGATCGACGAGGTCGATATCGCGGATGCGTCCACGCTGGGCAACCGCACGCTGTGCGCGTGCGTTGTAACGGCGACCATCGTCTATCGCGTCGGCGTGTCCGACATCACCACCTAGGGAAACCCTCATGCCCCTCCTCACACGTAAGAAGGTGCTGACGGCGCAAGCCAACTCCACGACGGCTCTCCCGTCGGGGTTGGGGAACGTCGCTCAGGCCACGAACATCCCCATCGAGGCCACTGCCACGATCGACGCCGAGCGCATCGACCGCCAGCTCTCCTCGGCTTCCATCACCGCATTCAAGGATCTCGTCGGCCAGAAGGCCGTCGACCTCTCGTTCGGCATCGAGCTGCGCGGGTCGAACAGCGGGACTGCCGAGCCCGCGTGGAGCAAGCTGCTCCAGGCGTGCGGCTTCGACAGCGCTGCGGTTTCGATCGTCACCATCGGGAGCCAGTCCGGCACGTTCCGGCACGGCGAGACCGTGACGTTCACCGGCTCAGGCGCGACCGCGACCGTGGTCGGCGATCATCATGACGGCGCCCGCGCGACCTCGCTCATCATCCGGGATATCACCGGGACGCCGCTGGCCGGCGACACCGCAGTGACCGGCACCGACTCGGCTGCGACCGCGGTCCCGAGCACGGGAGCTAGCAGCGAGGGCTATGCGTGGTGGCCGACCTCGGTGGTCGAGAAGAGCATCACCTTCGACGGCACGGGCCTCGAGGACGCCCTCTCGGTCGGCGACCTGATCGCGGGAACGACCTCGGGCGCGCGAGGCGTCGTGACTCGAGCCGCGAGCACCGGCGCGGACACGGAGGTGTTCTACACCCCGGTGCGCGGGACGTTCCTCGGGAGCGAGACCATGGAGCGCATCAGTCCGAGCGCGGACAGCGACATCGGCGACCTCGCGTCGTCGACCGGCGAGGCGTTCGTGAAAACCGGCCCGATCGGCGCTCGCATGTTCACCGACGGGAAGGCGATCACCGCGAACGGATGCCGAGGCAACGTCGTGTTCAACCTCGAGGTGAACCGCCCCGTGCGGATGGACTTCTCGTTCCGCGGCGTGCTGAACTCGCTCGACGATGCAAAGCTCCTGACCGGCATCGACTACGAGAACGTCGACCCGCCGCTTTGGGAGTCGTCCTCGATCGGCTACGCGCGCAACGAGACCGCGAGCGAGGACAGTCTCGACGACGAGATCGAGCCGTGCATCACGACGATCTCCTTCGACATGGGCAACGCTCTCGCCGACCGCAAGTGCGCCGGCGCCGCGAGCGGGCTCGTCGAGGTGTTCCTTTCCGGCCGCGACGGATCCGGCTCGATGAGCGTCGAGGACGCGCTCGAGGCCGATACCGGATGGCTGTCGCGCATCGACGACAACGAGTGCGTGCGCCTCTCCTGCACCATCGGTGCGGACGACGGAAATCGCTTCACGTTCAAGGCGCCGGGCGTGCAGTTCACATCCCACAGCGAGGGCGACACCGACGGCCGTGTCACGCAGGACATGAGCTTCCGACTGACGGGCGGCGACCTGTTCGATCTGAACACGACGACCGAGCTGTCGACGATCGGCGGCGACAATGAGCTGGTGCTGATTTATCACACGAGCTGACCCACCATCCCCCCGCGCGTTTTCATGTGAGCGCGCGGGGCGATCGCGTCGGGGCCAGGGAGACTCCGGCGCGATCACTTCTCCCTTCTCCCTGAGAACTCCCACCGATGCCTATTTTCACCCGCCCCCGCGCCAGCTTCGAGTACATCCTGAAGGCTGAACGCGATCTCCCCGAGGATGGCCAAACGATCTTCCTGCTCGCCGACCTGAAGGAGCGGCACCGCGTGAAGATCATGGACAGCTTCCGCGTGCAAGTCTCGGATGGCGACGACGGAACGTCCGTCGGCGGCTCCGGCTCCCGGATCTACATGGCCGTAAAGTACGGCCTCGTGGGCTGGAAGAATGCGAAGTATCCCGACGGCACCCCGGTCCCCTTCGAGACCGAGTCCGGGGGGAAGACGCCGACCGACGACACCCTGAGCATGCTCTCCTGGGCCGATAAAATGGAGCTGGCCGAGGTCGTGCTCGAGGCCGCGTACCCCTCGGAGGACGACGCGGGAAAGTGAGAGCCGTCGCTCGAGGTCTGTTTCTGGAGACGCTGCCCGCTTGCCCCGAGCGGTGTGGCGGTCCAGGCGCACGCCTCGAGCAGCTCACGGACCAGCAGCGCCGACACCGTGAGCGCCACGGCTGCGACGAGGACATCCCGGACGGCGAGCGGTGCTGGTACGCCATCCGCTGCCCGCGGTGCGACGGCGCCTCGTGCGACCTTTGTGGGGAGGGCGACTATCCCGGGCACCTCGTGATGCGCCGCTGTCCCGCGTCGCACATGTCGAGCGACATCGCCGAGGCGATCAGCGCGCTGACGTGGCTCAAGGATGGGATCCTTCCGGATGGCGGCAGCCTGGGAGATCAGTCGATCAGCTTCGTCGAGTTCCGCCGGCTGTTCGAGACCGAGAAGAACGAGGTGCTCGAGGAGCAGCGCAAGGAGGGCTAGATGGCCGAGAACAAGGCGACGATCGATGTGCTCCTGCGGATGCAGGACTTCGCGACGAAGGAGCTGAAGAAGTTCGGCAAGGAGTCGCGGAGGGCTGGAACGGAAGGCTCGAAGCAGCTCAACAAGGTCGACAAATCCGCGGCGAAGCTGACGAAGCGGCTCGTGAAGGTGGTCGGCGTCGTCGGCGCCGTGTACGCCGCCTTCCGCGCTGGCAAGGCGATCATCGGAACGGGTTTCGGGATGGTCGAGGATGCGGCTCGAGCGGAGGAGGCCATCGCGAAGTTCCAGGTCGTTTTCGGCGAGGAGGCCCAGAAGACCCTCGACATCATCGACGGCTACACGAAGGCGGTCGGGCGATCGAGGACGCAGCTCATCGAGTTCACGTCCGGGCTTCAGGACACCTTCGTCCCGCTCGGCCTCGCGAGGGACGAGGCGGCGAAGCTCTCGCTCGCGATTAGCGCCCTCGCGGTCGACGTGGCCTCGTTCTCGAACAAGCTCGACTCGGACGTGATCCGCGACTTCACCTCGGGACTCGTGGGCGAAACCGAGCCGCTGCGGAAATACGGCGTCGTCATCAACGAGGCCAAGGTGAAGGCCGAGGCGCTGGAACTGGGTCTGGTCGGCGTGAACGGCGAGATCACAGACCTCGCGAAGGTGGCGGCTCGAGCGAACCTGATCGTGAAGGGCACGACAGACGCGCAAGGCGACGCGGCGCGCACCGCGGGCTCGTGGACGAACACCATCAAGCGGCTGAAGGCGCAGATCGGTGAGCTGAGAGTGCAGATCGGCGGCTTCGTCCGGGATGAGCTGCTCAAGATAATCGAGCGCCTTGGCGGCGTGGACAAGATTGTCGAGGGCGTTGGCATCGGCCTTGCAGTTGCTGGTCAGGCCGCGGTCAGCTTCGCGAACATCGTTGCCGATGCCGCCGTGGCACTTAGTAAGATCACCGGCGCCGGCGAAAAGGCGGAGGCGTTCCTGCGGAAGATATTCGAGGTCGCGCGCGACGTTGAGAAAGCGATTCGCGAGTTCTTCATCAAGCTGCCCCGGTACATCAAGGAGCTGCAACGCAACTTCGCCCAACTGGAGGCGTCGCTAAACGGCGCGTTCGAGGCGCTCCTTCGTGGCCTTGATTCGATCATCGGCATCGACATCAACGACCTGACGATCCAGGAGATCGGGCAGGCTGCCGAGGAGGCGCGGGCGAAAGTAGGCACGCTGAACGACGAGATTGAGACGCTGGCGTTCCAGGAACCGTTCGCGCTTGCCGCGCTCGCCAACTCGTTCGCGGACGCCGAGAAGGCAACGAACAAGATCATCGCCGCGATTTTCCGACTCGGCGAAGGCGCTCCGACGTTCGAGAATCTCAAAGGTCAAGCGCTCGCGGCTGCGGGCGCGATCAAGGAGCTGCTCGCCAGCTTCACGGGTGACGCGAAGGCCAATGTGGACGAGGCGAACGCTGCGGCCGAAGAGTTTGCTCAGAGGCAGGCCAAGATCGGGGAGACCCTCATTGGCGTGTTCAAGAAGCTGAAGCTCACGCTGCAAGGCAGGCGTCAACGCAGTGACGCTCTATCGCGCCGCCTGAAGCAGCAGCAGGAATCCGCAGCCGCCGCGCGCGAAGAGTTCCGCCAGCTCGCGGACGAGGCGCTGAGAATCGCCGAGGCTCAGAGGAGAGCGGCGGACAGCGTGGGAGCGGTCAAGGAAGCTTACGACGACTGGATTGGCAGCCTCACGAACGCGAATCTCGCGGGGGGCGCGGCGCGGGGCGTGTTCAGCGCGCTCGAGGCCGGGATCAGCGACCTGTCGCGCCGGCTCGTCGACAGCGAGGCTTCATTTAAGGGCTGGGCGAAATCGGTCGTTCAGAGCATCGGGCAGGTGCTCGCTGAGTTCTTCCTTCTCCAGGCGCTTCGCGGAGCGCTCAGTGGAATATTCGGGCCGACCGAGGTCGGAGCCCCTGGCAGCGATATCGCCGGCCCGGTACTGCCCCCAGACTTCGATTTCGGCGCGGCGGCAAACTACGCGAAAGGCGGCGTGCATCAGGGAACGATGCTCGGCTCGATCCCGGTCAACGCCTACCAGTACGGCGGCATCGCGAACTCCCCGCAGCTCGCGCTGTTCGGCGAAGGCCGCGGGGCCGAGGCGTTCGTCCCGCTGCCGGACGGGCGGTCGATCCCGGTTACGATGAACGGCGGCGGCGGCGGCGGCGGCGCGAACGTCACGATCAACCTGAACGCCATCGACTCGAAGAGCGGCGTCGAGTTCCTCGAGGCGAACGCGAAGGCGATCGGTGACACGATCTCCTCGCAGATCGAGGCCGGCGCGAACCGCAAGCTGAACCGGGCGGTGGGCCGTGCCTGAGCAGTACTGGGGCGACGAGGCTTTCGACGATGGGTCGCCGGTCTATGGATCGTCGCCGCAGCTCTACATCTCGATCGAGCCGTGGAGCACGAGCCCGGAGACGACGACCGGGCGTTCGCTGCGCGTCGCCGACGGGACGCTGTTCGACGGCATCCAGCAGCTCGCGAACCGCACGGACGGTCTCGCGGCGTCGGTGCGGAACTCGGGCACGGCGGGCGACGCGGTGTGGGTCGTCGAGCGTCAGAACGTCGTGAGCGACAGCGACGTGCTCATGTCGCCGAGCCTCGTGCCGCTCTCCGGGACGCCGGATAACGACACGTTCAAGCACTTCGGCGTCTGCTCGCACGTCAGCGGTGGAACGCTGATTAACGCCGGCACCGGGGGGGACGATGAGTATTACACCGGCGTGACCGGCTACTTCCTCATCGAGGAGAAGCAAGCCGCGGCAAATCACCGGGTGCTTCTGCTCGAGCTGTCGTCCGGCTCGATCACTGTCCTCGGGAACCAGCAGGTCCGGGAGTTTGATCCCGAGCATGCGAGTGGTAACGCTTTCGATTACTTCCCCCCTCGCGATCTTCGCTTGAGTGTCGAGGACGCGGGCGGCGGGCAGCAGCGCGTCCGGGCGTATCGCAAGGTGTTCGGCGCGCGCGAGGTGCAGCTCTTCGACGGCTCGACCTTCCTCCGCACGTCGCTCGCGGACGGTCGCTGCGGCTTCGGCATCCAGTCGCGACGCACGTCCTCGGGGGGATGCGAGTCGACCGGCACGTGCAATCTCTTTACGATCCGCGACTACGCGAAAACGGCCGTCGCGTTCAGCGACAGCTTCGCGCGCACGGAGCGCTCGGCCGCTCGACCTCTAGACGATGGGACGACATTCGGGCGCACGCTCGCTCAGGCGTGGGTCGGAGATCTCCAGAGCGTAGAAGTTTTCCGCCCCTTCGCCGGGCAGCTCTTACGCGACACGGGGACAGCCGGGCGCGCGGTCACGGGGAACAACGTAGCAACTCAAAGCGGCGAGTGGCCGGGCTACATGATCCGGCAGGACTCGAGTCGCGAACGCGGGCAACGCTTGCAGGTGACGGCCGTCAGGTTGAACCAGGACACGAACACGCGCACAGAGACCGGCGTGCTGATGCGGTTCAACTTGCAGCGGTTCAGCAACGAGCAAGTTGATGCCCGCGGACGAAATCCGGCTTCAGGTCTGCGGTACGGCTACTACAAGACGGGGTACGCGATCTACATCGTCCACGACACGAGCGCGACCCCGACGTGGCAGCTCGAAATCCGGCACCACAACGGGAACACGACGCTCGCATACGAGGGCGATGTGATCGCGACGGCGGACCTGACAGCGCTCGCCCTTTCGATCGGGGTCTCGTTCGTCTTCGACATCGAGATCCGAAACTTCGACGGGACGGCCATCGGTCAGGGCGGATTCGTGTCGATCCTCACGAAGATAAACGCGGTCACGATCACGCCGACGCCGACGGCCGGCTACGACGGCGTGGCGGTGGTCGACAACTTCCTCGTGGACACGCGGAGCGAGGCTACGACTGAGGCCGGCGGATGGGGGCTCTATCACTGCCCGGACGCGATCGGCACCGGCGACCTCGTGGGCTTCCTCGACTTCGCCCCGCTCACACTGACCGATCCTCCGATCATCTCCCCCGAGGAACAGGCGAGCGTCACGATTAACGCGGAGACCTACGGCGCAACGGGGACGCTGACGCTCACTCCCGAGGCGACCATCCGCGAGTCGATCGTCACGACGCCGACCGTTCACCGGATGGAGTCTGGGAAAACGCAGGTGATCGCGAGGCAGCCTCGAGGGCGTCGCCGATGGGAGTGCTCGGCGATCATGGAGCGCGCGGACTGGGAGGCGCTCGACACGCTCTGGGAGAGCAACGGGGCGCATACGCCCTTCAACTGGACACACCCCTACACCGGGGCGTCGTATGTCGTCCTGTTCGGCGATGACTCGCTGACCTTCGACGAGCAGTTCGTCGCCGCCGGCGCGGCAATCTACTCGGTGAGCTTCACGCTCGACGAGGTGTTCGCGCAGTCGACTTACAACCCGGAGCTGTGACCGATGGCCCACGACTTCACCGTATTGGGCGAGGCGCACTCGAACCAGCTCGAGGCCGAGGCGCCGTGGATCTGGCTCTACGAGCTACAGACCGCCGACGACCCGCCCCAGCGCTACCGCATGACGAACTTCACCGAGAGCGTGCAGTTCGGCATGAACTCGAGCGGCGAGCCGCTCACCTACTCGCCGACGCCGATCATTCACAGCGATGTCGAGGAAGCCACGGACGGCTCGCTGCCGACGATCACGATCACCGTGGGGCACGCAGGGCCGATCGTGGCATCGACCGTGGACGCGGCGAACGGCTTCGTGGGGCAGCCGATCCGCATCACGCTGGTTTCGTCGTTCGACCTGGGCGCGTCGACGGCATCTATCCGGCAGGACGGCGAGGTCGTGGCGGCCTCGATCACGTCGCAGGGAATCGCATTCCGGGTCAGCGCGTTCAACCTGTACCAGCTCCAGTTTCCGCCCTTCATTTTCGCGCGGCGGCGGTGCCGCTGGATCTTCGGCTCGAGCGAATGCGGCTACAACACCAGCGCGGTCGGCGCGGGTTTCTCGATCTGCGAGAAGACCCTGGATGCGTGTCGCGCTCGAGGGGACGACGAGGTCTCGCTCGGCCTCCCGCGCCAGCACCCGGCGAGGTTCGGCGGCTGGCCGGGCATCCCGAGGGCTGGGCGATGAAGGTGCGCGCGATCGAGTTCCAGGACCTGCTCGAGGTCCCTTACGAGCACGGCCGCGTTCGCCTCGAGGAGGCGGGCACCCTGGACTGCTTCGGCATGACCGCGGAGGTCGTGCGGCGGGCGTGCGGCGAGGATGCGTTCGACGACTTCCTCCAGCTCCTCGAGGACCCTGATCGCGATCGGTGGACCCAGGTCAACATCCTGCGCCCGATGCTCGGCGACGTGGCTCTGAGCCGCTGCCCGGAGCGCGGGCTCCACGTCTCCGGGGTGGTCTCCCTGGACCCGCCGACCGTCCTGAGCAGCAGCAGTGTGCTCGGCGCCTACGCTTGGCGGCTCTCGATGATCTCGGATTTGATCGGCTTGTATCGGTATCCTAGGGGGTGAGATGGTCACGGCGGTCCTGATCGAAAACCCGCTGCGGGCGGACAAGAGAACGATCGAGGTGCTCGAGGCGGGCGGATCCCTCGAGGACGCGCTCCCGGGACACTGGGCGGCGTGGGTCGCGCGGGTGAACGGGGTCGAGCGAGAGGGCGACTATGTTCTCGAGCCCGAGGACTACGTGGTCGCGATCCAGCGACCGGGCGACCCGGTCACGGTCATCACGAACCTCCTGATCTCGCTCGCGATCAGCGCGGTCTTCGCGCTGCTGTTCCCGCCTCCGAAGCTCAAGCTCGAGCGGGACGACGAGTCGTCGCCGACCTACACCTTCGGCGGGATCACGAACAACCGCGCCGAAGGCCAGCCGATCCCGGTCATTTACGGGAGGATGAAATCGGGCGGAACGATCGTGAACGAGTTCATCGAGACGCGCGGCATCCCCCCGAAGGACACGCTGCGTCAGATGATCTCGTTCGGCGAGGGCGAGGTCGAGAGCGTCGGCGGCGTCTCAAGTGACACGCCGGCAGCCGTGCCGCTCACCGATGCGACCATCCCGAACGAGGTGTTTATCAATGGCAACCCTGCGCTGAACTTCAGCGGCGTGAAGGCGTGGGTCCGACTCGGGACGAATCAGCAAGAGGTCATCCCTGGATTCAACGAGACGCGATCGACGTTTCTGATCGGGTCGAGTTTGATCTCGGATTCGTCAGATATCTCAGCGGGGTCGACGGCGAACCTCGTCAGCGGCTTCTCGATCAGCGGGGTCGACGAGTTCACCGGCGCGAACAATGCAGTGTGGGACGCGAACGCGGTCAGCTTCGACTTCGCTGACGAGGAGGTCGACGGCTTCGTCATCACGCTGAACATGCCGCAGGGGTTCTACGGCACGAACACGAGCACGGGCGCAACGACCTCGGCGTTCCTCGGGTATCAGGTGCGCTACATCGAGCTGGATGGCAGCGGCGTTCCGATTGCGTCGGGCGGGTACAACTCGGACGGCTACGTTCGACTGCCCGTCGAGGGTCCGTTCCCTCTGAGCGAACGTCGACCGTTTCAGGTGCAGTTCAGCGGTCGCTTCCAGGATCCGCAGCAGTACGTCCCCGCAGGCCCCGGCAAGGCGCTGTTCACCCGAGCCGGCACGTCGGGCGCTAACGCGAGCTACGCGGTCGCCACCGGGGGCTATCCCACGGGGTTCGAGATCCCGCACCTGTCCGGCTTCGCGTGGATCTACCTCACCGCCGTCGGCGAGTACTGCATCTGCCGGGAGAACACCAACTCGCCGAAGCGCGGTTTCCGCTTCGGGATCAGGAGGGTGGACTTCGACGGTAGCTACGTGCTCGCGTTCCGTCTCGGCGACGGCTCGAACTTTGCCGAGTACGCGGCCGGAAGCGAACTCGACGACTTCGACTACATCCCCCCGGGTAGCCCTGAGTTCGGCAACTTCAGCAGACCCGGCGGGACGAACCGGTGGTTTCACGTTGGCTTTAAGACGGTGCAGAACGGATCGCCGCGGCTGTTCGTGAATGGCCGCGTGGTGTCCTCGACGATCATCTCCGGCGCGACGAGTTCCGATCTTGTGTGGACGCGAGTGCCTCTGCTTGTCGGAGGCCATCTGACCGGGGGCACGCAGGCCGGCGACTTCCTTGTCGACGAGCTGAAGCTGTACGACCTCCCGCTCACTTCCGAGGATGCGAACGCAGATTATGCCGGCGGGGATGGCACGGCTGGACCGGCGCTCGGGCTTGACGACGAGCTGTTCTTCCGCGGCGTGTACGACGACACGAGCGGCGACAACTTCGCGACAAGCTCCGAGCAGTGGTTTGCTACGACCCCAACGCTCAACGGGGCGGGCACTACTTCGGGAGTAGCGACCGGGCGCGTGCGTTCTGGGGCGACTGGCGCCCTAAAGCGCAGCCGGTATCGCCTCGAGATCCTGCGGACGACGCGCACGTCGACGAAATCGACCGTTGGTAACGATGCGGAGGTGGCTGACATGCAGTCCGTCATCTCTGACTCGTTCACCTATCCGAACGCGGCGCTCATCGGCCTCGAGATCGACGCGAGCGAGCAACTGAACAACGGGGTCCCGGTCACGACGGCCATCGTGAAGGGGCGCAAGTGTCCGATCTGGGACGGTGCGTCAACGCTCATTCC